ACTCCCCAGGACGCGGACTCCATGCTCATCACTCCCAACGTCAGCGGGGTTTCCACGGTGCATACCGGGTCGAAGGCCATCCGCAAGACCCTGACGGTTGCGAACCTCGTCTTCTACTACAAGGCGGGGAACGTCTCTCGCTCGTTCCAGCAACGCTGGGGCAAGGTCACACCGATTGCGGTGGGCGGATGAGCGAACCAGCATGGGTCGCGCTCGGCTCTGGTGGAGCGCCCGGTATGCCAGCAGGAACCATCGTTCCCTACGGGGGGGCGGCTGCGCCGATTGGTTGGCTCCTGTGCGACGGCTCGGCCGTCCTGCGGACGTACACCGAGCTGTTCGACGCCATCGGCGTTGCCTTCGGAGCGGGCGACGGCTCGACCACATTCAACTTGCCCGACTTGAGGGGCCGCGTCCCGGTCGGCAGGGGAACGGCAGCAGCGGTCGATGCGCTCGGTGACAACGATGGCGTGGCGGTTGCCAACCGCCGACCGCAGCACCGGCACACCCCGCACACACATGCCCTTACCTCCAACACGAACGCCGGGGGTAGCGATGGTTGGCCGTTCGCCTCCCTCGACGCCTTCACCCCCCGTTCCACGAAAGTCAGCAGCGTTGACGGCGGCTCGGGTGTCGCGGCCGACTCGCTCGACGCCCCGTCCTACCTCGTCGTCAACTACATCATCAAGATCGCGGCGGGGAGTCCAGCGGTGGTGCCGACAAGCTCGCCACCCCTCGTCGTGGCTCTCCCCGGCTCCCCGGTGGAAGGCCAGGAGGTCTACCTCACCGACTCGCTGACGGCCCCGACTTACACCTGGCATCTGCGCTACGTCGCAGCGAAGGCGTCCAACAAGTGGGTGTTCGTTGGGGGAGCGCCTCTCGCCGGGGAGAACGCGGCTGGTGTCGCTGCGACGAGCAACGCATACGGAACACCCGCCAGCCCGATCTCATTCATCGTCCCGGTCGCAGGGCTGTACCTCGTAGCACTCGGCTTCCGCAACACGGCCTGGACGAGCGCGGTGGTCTACATGAGCTACGCGATTGGCGGGACTGGCGCTGTCGATGCCGACGCCTGCATGGGAGGGCCGCAGATAACGCCTGGAGGAGAGAGCCAGAACTTCCGCTCGTACCGAAAGACGCTCCCGGCGGCGACCCTGACCGAGCAGTTGAAGGTGACGGGCGGCAACAACAGTCCGTATCACCGCTTCCTGAGTGTGACCCCGATTGCGGTGGGCGGGTAGCCGAGCCAGGTGCGAGCATAGGGCCATGACCTTCAAGCAGATGTACGACCGAGTGAAGTTCACGCTCGGCGCAGAGGAGATCGTCGGCAACGACGAGGTAGCCCTCATCAAGCAGTTCTTGAACGACGGGGTGGTGAACATCCTCACCCGCACGCGCCCGTACACGCGGCAGATCGACCTCGTGCTGACGGGTAACACGCCGATCCACGACATGTCGTCGGAGATCCTGGCGCTGGTCGATGTCGAGGTTCCCGGGCGGGGCTTCCTCGACCGCTACTCGCGGGAGGACATCACGTCGCGGCAGGCGTCAGCAGCTCCAGGCTTCGCTTACGAGGAGCCGCTCTTCTGGTACAGCCCGGTGCCGACCGAGGACACCACGATCCGGGCCTACGGGATCTTCCGCCCGACACCGCTCTCGGGCGACACGGACGACCCGCAGGCGGCGAACTACGGCGGGCTGAACCCGGAGTTCCACGAGGCCGTCGTCGTGTACGCCCTGTGGAAGATGGGCGAGTACGTCCAGCACGAAGGCTCGGGCCAGGGCGAGAAGTGGCGCATCCAGTACGAGGGGCAGGACGGCACCGAGGGCGAGATCGCGAAGATCAAGCGCGTCCTCGCCAAGCGCGTGACGCCCGGGGCGGTGACCCGGCGCGATCTCAAGAGCCTGCCGCCGCTCTCGTCGTCCGGCTCGTACATCGGTGCCACCGGGTGAGCCAGCCGACCTCGATCCTCGCCGACGTGCGCGGGTTCGCTCGCGACCACGACATCTCGAACATGCCCAAGGGCTTCGTCTGGGATCTCGCGGACTACCTGCCTGACCGCCGGGGAGCGAAGCTCGAAGTGCGGGGGCCGTGGTCGTATCTGACGCCAGCTCTCGCTGGGCCGATCTGGGGGGGCAAGCACGCCGCCTTCCGTGCAGGCACGAAGCTCCTGCTCGGAGGGGGCGGGAGCCTCTACGACGTGAACGTCCTCACCGGAGCGATCACGTCCATCGGGGCTGTCCCCTCCTCCCTCCAGAACGGTGTCCTGCTGAGGGATCGTGTCTACTTCGCGGACGCCGCAGGCGCAGGCCAGCCCAAGGTTGTGACCCTATCGGGGTCAACTCTGTCCATCGGGACTGTCCATACCTCGGGGCCGAAGGCCACTCTCATCGCCGCCTTCAAGGAGCGCCTCGTCGCCTCGGGCGTCCCGGCGGCGGGAGGGGGCGACCCCTCCATCGTCTACTTCTCCCCGCTGGAGACGCAGGGCACCGCCCCGAACGTCGGGCCGCTCTCGGCCTGGGACGCGAAGTCCGTCATCGGCATGAACCGCGCCGTCACCGGGATCTTCCCGATGGCTGCTCAGATCCTCGTCTTCCACGACGGCTCCATCGAGCGCATCCGTGGCTCGAAGCCACCGGCAACGAGCGTGGACACGGACATGTATACGGACACGTTCTCCTCACAGGTGGGCTGCTCGGATCCGGCGAGCATCGTCCCGTGGCAGGAGAACGTCTGCTTCGCCCACCCACAGGGCGTATTCATGTCGGACGGGGCGACGATCCGCTCGCTCACCGACCAGGGCGGGATCTCCGACCTCTGGCGGCAGGCGTACTCGCTCAAGCGGGCGGGCACGCAGGTTCACGCGGCTGTCTTCCGCGATCTGCTCTTCGTCACGATCCTGACCACCTGGGCCTCGGGCACGCCCGACGAACAGCGGCCAGTCACCCTCGTCTGCGACCTCATCGACCGGACGTGGTTCCGCTTCCGCAACGTCAACGCGACCGCCTTCATCGACTCCGAGATCGGCGTCGAGGAAGTCTGGTGGGGAGTGGACTCGTCAGTCCCGGCGCTCGGGGCTGACCGCGCCTGCAAGCTCTCGCCGCTCCTCTTCGGCCCGACCGAGTACGACCCGGAGCTGGCTCTTCCGACAGCGCCGGACGCCTACGACGGGAACGGGCTGCCGGTGTTGGGGCGGCTGCGAACGGGCTGGATCAAGCTCGGCCCCGAAGGGGTCAAGCGGATGCGCCACGTCTACCTCTCGCACCTGACGCAGGCAAACCCGGCGGACAAGGCTGACGTGTATCAGCTCGGTTTCCGGCTCAGCCCCCTCCCGAACCTGAACCCGATGTCGCTCGGGAACATCCCGGCGAACCCGCGCTACAAGCGCAACCGCCTGCGTGTTGACCGACGCTCCTACGGGATCCAGGTGGACGTGACGCAGATCGCCCCGGTGTACGTCTCGCGCCTGTACGACCTCGCGATAGACGACTGGCCGCAGGACAGAGGCAAGCTCTGACATGTCGTCCGGCCAGCAGGCCGGTGGGGGCGGCGATGCTGCTGCTGGTGCAGGGCTAGGCCGACTCTCCGAGAACGAGCAGAAGCTCGTCGGGAAGCTGCTCTCGGATCCCACCTTCTTCCCTATCGAGTTCCGCACCTGGCTCAAGCAGTTCATCGAGGGCAGCGGCATCATCATCACCGCCTCCCAGATCCAGGGAGGCGAGGGGTCGAACATCGCGACCGGGCTTCCGGCCGGGGTCATCGTTCCGGTCGCCGCGTCGGGCGCTGTGCCGGTGGACTGCCTCATCTGCGACGGCTCGGCCAAGGTGCGGACGGACTACCCGCTCCTCTTCTCCCGCATCGGAGTGGCCTGGGGTGCCGGTGACGGCTCGACCACGTTCAACATCCCCGATCTCAGAGACAGGGCGCTGTACGGGGCCGGGGGCGCAATCGGGATCGCACAGACGGATGGCGTGGCCTTCGGCTCGCGGGGCGGGGCTGCTCACAAGCACTACTTCAACCAGACCTCGGGGGGTGGTGGTTCGCACGGCCACTCCTTCTCGGGATCGACAGGCGGGGGCGGCGGGCACGATCACGCCCCTGGTGGTGGTGGCGGGTTCGCGAAGAACCAGGGGGCGACGGCCGCGCTCGGCTCGGGCGGCACGGCGCGTTACATCGTCGGTGACTACACGTCGGGCACCGACTACGAGGGCGACCACACGCACGGTGTCTCCGGGTCGGTGGGCGGGGCGGGTGACCACACGCACAACGTCAACGGCGACACGTCGGGCGGGGGTGCCTACGACAAGCCGTCCTTCGCCGGGGTGATCTACGTCATCTCCATCGGCACGGCGGCGTAGTCCGGCCGCTGGGGGGCATACACTCCGGTCGTGGCCGTCCCTCTGACGAACGCCCAGAAGTATCGGCGCGGGCTGCTTCCGCAGCTCACATCGCCCGGGAACACGCAGATCAGGTATCCGCAGCCAGCCGCGCAGCCGAAGGTGCCGCGCAGTACGACGGCCGGACTCCAGCCGTACACCGGCTACGAGGGGCCGGGTGTCCAGGACTTCATCAACCAGGGCACGATCCAGTGGAACAAGGGACTCGGGAACATCGGCTACACGCAGCCGAGGATCGACCTGGGTGGCGGCGGCGGTGGCCCGGGTGGGGCTGGTGGCTACGCCGGGATGATCG